TACCACGTAGAGAAGGTGGTAGAGGAACAGAAATTACTACACTTCCAGGTGGACAAAATCTTGGAGAACTTGCTGATATTGAATATTTCCAAAAGAAACTTTATCGTGCATTGCAAGTTCCTGAATCTAGAATTGCATCAGATGGTGGATTTAATCTAGGAAGATCATCAGAAATTTTAAGAGACGAATTAAAATTCTCTAAATTTGTAGGACGTTTAAGAAAACGTTTTTCAAATATGTTCAATGATATGTTGAAGACTCAACTTATTCTAAAGAATATTGTTACACCAGAAGATTGGGATACTATTGCTGATCATATTCAATATGATTTCTTATATGATAATCAGTTTGCGGAACTAAAAGAAACTGAAATGATGAATGAGAGATTGGGAACTCTTGCTACTATAGAACCTTATATTGGAAAATTTTATTCTAATGAATTTGTTCGTAGAAAAGTTCTTCGTCAGACTGATGCTGAGATGGTTGAAATAGATGAGCAAATTGAGCAAGAAATTGCAGATGGCATTATTCCTGATCCTGCAATGTTAGATCCTATTACTGGAGAACCATTACCACAAGAAGGTGAAATGGAAATGGATGCACCGAATGCAATTACTAATGGGGAATTTACACAGGATACTAAAAAGGCTGAGATATAAATAAAGAATAGGACTTATATTAAATTTTTTATGGAAGAACTTGTAGATTTGATCGCTACTGATAAATCAGCATCTGATATCAGTGACAAAATTAAAGATTTGCTATATTCAAAAGCTGCTGAGAAGGTTGATAATTCAAAACCTTTAGTTGCTTCTTCTATGTTTGATACTAGTAATGATACTGACGAATCTGAACAACAATCATCCGAGGATCAAGAATAATGGCACATAAACCAGTAGGAAGTGGAGTATCTTTTGCTGTTGCTACGGCATCAGCAGCATCGGGCATCATAACTCATTTCACCGATACTGTTAGATTACACGCACTTGGTGGGGATGCTCATGTTGTAGTAGGAACAACTCCAACAGCAGCTGTTTCTGACTATTATGTTCCATCTGGTGGAACAGCAACATTAAGTATTGGTAGACCAAAATCACAAAAAGTTGTTGGTGTAACAACTGGTACTACAACAATTATTGATTTCCCTGCAGGAAGTGGAGCTCCATTTGAAGTAGGAGATACAGTTCAGTTAACGGGAATTGTTCCTACTGGTATTAATACTAATAGTGTAGCAGTTGCTAGTATTAGTAATGGTTCATTTAGTAGTAATTCAAATGGGGATCCTGGATATTTTAGTACTAGACTTACTCTTACTTGGGATACTTCAGGTCAAGGTCCAGTAACGACTGCAGAAGGTGAATTAAGAGATGTATTTAAAGTAGCAGCAGTAGGAACTGCTTCAGGCTTATATGTTCAACAGGTACAAATTTCAGGAGATGCATAATGAAACTCATTACGGAAGAAATTTCAAGCGTTAAATTTATCACCGAAGGAAAAGGTGCTAAAAAGAAAATGTATATTGAAGGAGTTTTCCTACAAGGAGATCTCAAAAATCGTAATGGTAGAATGTATCCTGTAGCAACTCTTGCAAAAGAAGTTGGTAGATATAATGAATCTTTTGTTAAAAAAGGTCGTGCTCTTGGTGAGTTGGGACATCCAGATGGTCCAACAGTAAACCTTGATAGGGTTTCTCATAAAATTACTTCTCTTAAACAAGAAGGTAATAATTTTATTGGTAAGGCACAACTTCTTGATACTCCTATGGGTAAGATTGCAAAATCTTTAATTGGTGAAGGTGTAACTCTTGGAGTTTCTTCTCGTGGAGTTGGTTCATTAAAAGAAGATCATAATGGTGTTAAAGTTGTTGGTGAAGATTTTCAATTAGCAACTGCTGCTGATATAGTCGCAGATCCTTCCGCACCTGATGCTTTTGTTAATGGAATTATGGAAGGAAAAGAGTGGGTTTGGGAAGGAGGAGTCCTTCGTGAACAGTTTGTTGATGAGACTAAAAAGAGGATTAATACTCTTGTTGACCAGAAAGCACTTGAAGAGAATAAGTTGAATCTACTCAATCTTTTCCTCTTAAATCTTTAAGTTCTATAAATAAATACAGATTAATTTCAGAATATCTAAAAAAATGTCCGTTGGTAACGATTTACAAGAAATGGAAAACGTAGTAACTAAAAACGCTGCGCCTGGAGAACCAATGCAGAAGCTCACCACAGGTGGTACTCCTGCTACTTGGGAAGATCTAGGTGGGCCGACACCAGAAAATTCTAAGCCTGATGACGACTCTAACAAGTTGGCAACACCAGGTAAGACTCTCAAGCAGGTTAGAGATGTTGTTAACAGAAAAGCAACAGCTGGAGATCAAGCAATTCCTAGTGGAAATGCAACTCCTGGTACTCTAAAGCAAGGAGATAATCCAGAAATTTCTGACGAACAAGAAATTGTTGCCGAGGACGAAAAAGCAACTGAAGAAGTAGTTGCTGAAGAGCCTACTAAAGAGGAAGAAGTTGTTTCTGAAGCAGAAACTACCGAAGAAGAAGTAGTTTCCGAAGAAGAGAAATCTGAGGAAGAAGTAGTTGCCGAAGATAAGATTGACGTTGAGGAAGATCTCAATGCTCTTATTGCTGGTGAAGAACTTTCTGAAGAATTCCAAGAAAGAGCACGTACTATTTTTGAAACTGCTATTAAGACTAAAGTTTCAGAAATGAAAGAAGAACTTAAGTCTGAGTATGAAAAATCTATTGTAGAAGAAGTTGCTACTATTAAAGAGGAACTTACTACTAGATTGGATTCATATTTAGAATACGTTGCTGAAGAGTGGGTAGAGGAAAATCAACTCGCTGTTGAGCACGGACTTAAAACAGAAATGACTGAATCATTCCTTAATGGAATGAAGAGTCTATTTGAAGATCATTATGTAACAATCCCTGAAGACAAATATGATGTCCTTAATAGTATGGTAGAAAAACTTGATGAGATGGAAGATAAACTCAACGAGCAAATTACTAAAAATGTTGCTCTTACAAAAAGGTTATCAGAATCGACCGCTGATGTCATCCTAGCAGATGTATCAGAAGGTCTTGCAGTTTCCCAAAAGGATAAACTTGCTTCTCTTGCCGAAAATGTTGAGTTTGATAGTGAAGAAACTTATCGTGAGAAACTAGTTAAGTTGAAGGAATCTTATTTCCCAGGCACTACTAGTAGAGATCATTCAGAGACACTTTCTGAAGAAACAAAAGCTGAGGTACCTCAAGCAGCACCGACTGGCTTGATGGAAAGCTATCTTCAAACTCTGACTAGAGTTTCGAAAAAGTGATTTTAATAAGATCAAACAAAAACACATTTTAAAAAAGAGGTAAAATTTAAATGCAAGCCCCTATTAATTCAGAGGCTCTGCAGGAGAAGTGGGCACCCGTTCTAGACCATGACGGTCTTGATAAAATTGAAAATTCTCATAAAAGAATGGTAACCGCAGTTCTCCTGGAGAACCAAGAAAAAACACTTAAAGAAGAACAAGAATTCCTTGGTGAGGCAGCTCCTACTAACTCTACAGGAACTCACATCAAGAACTTCGATCCAGTACTTATAAGTCTGATTCGTCGTGCAATGCCTAACTTGGTCGCATATGACCTAGCAGGTGTTCAGCCAATGAGTGGTCCTACTGGACTTATCTTTGCAATGCGTTCTCGTTACTCCGCACAGGACGGTACAGAAGCATTCTACAACGAAGCAGATTCAGCATTCTCTGGTCAGTCAAAAGGATACAATAAGACTTCTGGATGGACTGATGGATCAGTTGGTTTGGGTACTACGTTACAGCAACCAAATGATGGTACACAGAACCCTGGTGCACTAGACGGTACATTCCCTGCAAGTGCTGATGCTACTACCTACAACGTAGGTGAGGGCATGACAACTGCTGAGGCAGAAGCACTCGGAGATGCTAGTGACAACAACTTCAACGAAATGGCATTCTCAATCGAGAAAGTCACCGTTACTGCGAAGTCACGTGCGTTGAAAGCTGAGTACTCACTAGAACTTGCTCAAGACTTGAAAGCAATCCACGGATTGAATGCAGAGGCAGAACTTGCCAACATTCTTTCTACTGAGATTCT